TAAATATAAGTTTCTTTTTCAATAAATCTTTTATCAGTTTGTATAAGTTGTATGCTTTCATATGTTTTTCCACAACCTGCACCTCTTTGATTAAAATAGATTATCCCTTTTTCTAATTGTTTTTCAAGAGTAATTACTTGATTGATACAATCATCACACGTTTTATTACGAATACATTGTAATTGTATTTTTTGTAAATCATAATTATTAAATGATTCTATTATATTTTTAGCATCTAATTCAAACCATGGTTCAGGTCTATTTTCTGTTTGTGTTTTATGTGTATTATATATTTCAAATATACACAATATTTCATTATCTTCTATGTATGCTATATCTGCTATTTTTACACCATTATAATCAAATCTATATTCAACTATAATTGACGAAGTTTCTGAAATTTCTGGAATATCATATTCGTCTATCTTATTACATTTATTACATTTACTTTTAATTGTTAATTGTATTTTATTTTCAAGAATATATTTTAATAATAGTTTTGCGTTTTTATGAATTTGTGATTCATTTGGACTACTATAAAAATTGCATTTTACATCTTCTTTACAATGTGCGAAATGATGAATCCTTATTTTTCCTTGACGAATAATAACATCGTTTCCACAATCAATACATATAAACTCATCCTGTTTATTTGCGTGTGATGGGTTTGTATATTGATTCGTTTTTTTATTAATTGCACCTAATCTTATGAGTTCGGACATCTTGTATTTTATGTTAAATAGATTTTATATTAGTTTGTTTCAATTTTATATATTATTCGTTAAATTACTTAAAAATAAAATATTTAGGAATATTATAGGGATGTCTATAAAAGAAAAACCGCCCGACGACTTTTTCAAAGGAATTAAAATTTCCTTGAAAAGTGTATTGAAACATCCTGATATAAACACGCCCAAAATAACTAATGCTGTTATTCTTTGTAATAAAATAGTAATTAATGTTTTACTTTTTATGAAACTATACTTATTTAATTACTATGAAACAAATAACACTTTACCTGTCATAGATAAGGTATTTGTAAATTCGTGTATGAAAATTATGTGTAATGAAAAACCACAAGGCAGACCAGCAAAGAAAGAAATTAAAGAACTCAAAGACAATTTAACTGCCTTTTACAAAAGTGATTTTGAACCGCTTATTCAAAAAGATATACTTGAATATACACATATGAATACCATTTTGGATTATTTAACAATTGATATTCTTACTATGTATGAGAATAACATTAAAAATCATTTTGTAGAATATGTAGAACGATATGTAAATGTGGTTTGGAAAAAGAAGTTTATTGTAAGTAAAATAAGGAAACTGAATATTACCAAAAAAGAAAAAGATGCAAAAATAAACAAATTATGTAATCAATTAAGAAAAATCAAAAATGATTTACTGAATATTGAAACAACACAATACAAATCTCATAATTCTTATCATACATGGATTAATCAACAAAAACAACATATTATACCTGTAAAATTATTCAAGAAAAATTTATATTATGATTTGATGTGTAGTCCTATGGATTATTTCCCGTGTATGATTAAAATGATGAAACAAGTAGAAAAAGAAGAACAAACAATTTGTAATGTATTTCCTATGCGTAATGAAATTATACCAAAACATATAAGATTAGATACAACTACATTAGTGCATCTTCTTATGACAAAAAAACAAGGAAATAAAAGTGATTATTTAACGGAAGGAAATTTGAAACGAAATGAAAATAAAATTTGGGAATTCTTTTTTAGAACTGAACGCAAATGTTTTCATAAAAAGCATTATGAATTTCACCATATGATAGAAACAGATGGAATTAGTTGTTCTTTGTTATTATTGCGTAAAGATTTAATTGGTAAAAAACTACCGATGATGAAAAAAGGAATAAATAATGAAGAATATATTGATGAAGTAAAAGATTATTCACAACTACAAAATAAAAAGATTGTATCCATAGACCCAGGAAAATGTGATTTAATTTTTTGTGTAGATGCTGATAATAAAGAAGCAAATAAGTTTAGATATTCACAAGACCAACGAAGAAAAGAAACCAAGAAAAAGAAGTTTTCCAAGATACAATTACAAATGAAAAAGGAAAAAATAAATGGAAAAACAATAATAGAATGGGAAACTGAATTATCAAAATTAAATCGTAAATCACTTAACATAACAAAATTTAAGGAATATATACAAAAGAAGAGTGAAATAAATGGTATGTTATTCAAGTTTTATGAAAAACACATTTTTAGAAAATTACGATTACAGAGTTATAGAAATACAAAGAAAAGCGAACAAAAAATGTTAAATAATTTCAAACGAATTTTTGGTAATGAAAAAGAAGTAGTAGTTTGTTTTGGAGATTACGAACAGAAACAACAAATGAAATACAAGGAGGCAACCAAAGGAAAAGGTATGAGAACTTTATTTAGAAAAGCAGGTTTTCAAACATATTTGGTTGATGAATTTAGAACCAGTTGCAGATGTTCCAAATGTGAAATAGGTATTTGTGCTAAGAATATGGTAATGGAAAATCCAAGACCATACAAAACAGGAAACATTCTCGTCCATGGACTGATTTGTTGTAAGAACGGATGCGGTTATTGGAATAGAGATGTTAATGGAGCAACAAATATTTATAAAATTGCTTATAATGCGATAAATAATAAAGAAAGACCAAATTATTTATCAAGAAGCAATAATTTTTCAGGGTTTTTAGAAGAATTCCCAAAATCAAAATTTACATGCCTTGAAATAGGCAAACCTTGAAGTTTCCTTTCATTTTATACCGAAAGGTGCGGTTTTAAATCTTCAAGGGTGTAAAATAAAATATAAAATAAAAATGTATAAAAAATATATAATAGTATATAGTATATATTATATATTATGAAAATTAATATTTTATTATTTTTAGTTAGTGTAATACAGTTAAATTCTATAAATCCAAACAATCATAAAATTTATAATTCTATTTTAAGTTTAAAAAATACATTTGTGAGAGTTGCTTTAGCAAAAGATATATTAAAATATAAATATTATTGTAATAACATGTGTAATAAAACATTAAGTATTTATGATAAATTAATTTAATACCACAAAATAGATTTAACAATGATATTATAAATTATTATGAAATATAAAATAAAATAAAATAAAATATAAAATAAAAATGAATTAAAAGTTGTTATAAAATTAAATATATAATATAATATAATATGAAATTAAATATAATTTTATTTTTAAGCTGTGTAATACAATTATATGCAAAAGATTATTCGATTAACTATTCTATTTCAAGATTAAGAAATACTTTTTTAAGACTATCACTATCTCAAGATGTATTACAAATTAAAAATTATTGCAATAAAATATATAATAAAGGATTATCTACATATTATAAAATAAATGAGTATTATTATAGTTTATCAAATGAAGAAAAAATATTATTTAATACTATAATTGCATTATGTTACTAGTTTAATTTACTAATTGTTTGAATATTTCTTCTCCTTTATTGTTTATTTCAACGGTACCTATTTGTAAAGGTATAATTTCAGGATTTTTTGTAGCTTCAATATAACTTTTTTTATCATAAATATACAATAATGCATTATTCATTCTTCTATAAACATATTCAACCCCATTAATGGTGATTGGTTTACCTGACCATTCTATAGCAATTTTATTAGCTTGAACTGTGGTATCATTTTGTTGTTCAGAATAATTAGGTACATAAGAAAATTTATCATTTGTAGTATCTCCAAAATTAACGCATTTACCATTTGAATAAATATAACAATCAAATGCAGATTCTTTAATAGCATCAGTTAATTGTGCAGTTAAATTTGATTTTATTTCAGAAATTTCATAAAGATATTGATCACTTGTAAAAGGTATTTTAGGTATTGATTTACTTAAATCTTTTCTTTTTAATTCAACCGCTAAATCAGATGCCAATTGTTCATTTGAAAATTTCATTAAATAAACAAATACTTCAACAGTTTGTAATGGTTTTGGCAAATTTTCATGACTGCATATACGACGAGCACGACCAATAACTTGTTCTAAACGAACAGGATGCCAATAAGGCTCCATAATGTGTACATATCTTGTATTTCTTAAGTTAATACCTTCTGACCCTGAAGATGTAATCATTAATACTTTAATAATTTCACCCATATTATTATTATGTGCAATTTTTTTCAACTCTTTTGAAATACTTTCAGGAACTTGATCCCATTCACTATTATAAATTAATCTAATAATCTCTTTTTCTTCGGCGGTTTCTGTACCTGTATATAATGCATATGTAGGTTTACCTTTATCTTCTTCATCAATGTCAATTTCCCATAAATTAAGGCTATTTTTTTTAATTTTAAATCTAGTAAATCCGTTTTTATCTAATACTAAAGTAAAAATACCTATACCTTCCATAGTTCTAAATTGACTATAAACAAGATGTAATCCTAAATATTGATTGTTTGTAATATTTTTAAGAATTTGTAAGTATTTAGGACTGTATGTTTCTAATGCCTCAACTGTTAAAAAATCATTAGAATTATCTTTAATATATTTAATTGCTGCATCAAGTCTTTCTTTATAAGGTAACCCACCAATTTTATCTAATATCTCGTCACCTTCAATTTCTCCTTCTCTCTCGTTATCTATATCTTGTCTTGTTTCTTCGGCGTTTGCTTCTTTAAGTAGATTTTCAATATTATTTGTCTCTTTATCTTCACCTACTTTTTTTTTTAATAAAATAGGTAAAGGTCTATCATTCATAACAAAATTACAATACAACCGTGAAAAAATTCTATATGTAGATGAGGGTTCTTTATAAAGATCATCGGCCATAGATGGTCTTTTTTTTTGTTTTTCCATTTTTCTCTCTTCAATTCTAGCACTTTCATAAATATTAAATTGAAGATTGCTCATAGGTATTTCAATCACATGATAATCAACATCTTTTTCTTTATTATATTTGGGCAATAAATTTTCCTGTGCACTTTTAAAATAAGAGGTTAATCCTATAATTCGTCTTTTTAATGCATCCGTATTTTTAAGTTGTTTAGTATTACTATCAATATACTGTCCTTCAAATAAATCTAATTTATCAGGTAATGCTTTTTTATTTTGTATTTCAATATTTGATGAAATAACATTAATATCATTTCTTTTTAAAATATTAATTATTTTTTTTTCAAAGTCATCATCACTTATAAAATCAGTATCGATAACATTTTCATTTTTTGCATCTTTTTTAACATTTGTTACACCTTGATATCCAGTTTCAACCTTAATTTTATTTTTAAATCCAAATGGATTTCTTGTAATTGTTAAAATTTTACTTGAAGGTGAATAATCTAAATAATCTAATGATTTCTCTCCAATTAACATTTCTTTAAGCGAATTTCTATCAATTTTTTTACTTGTTTGTACTTCTAGCGGTATATTCCATGTCTTAATATATCCTCTTAAAATATTAAAAAGTATTCCAAATTCATTTGGATAATTAATAACAGGTGTACCTGATAATAGAATAATCCGTGCATTTGTAGCACTTAAAAGTAATTCATATAATTTTAAAGATAAATTTGAAGGTAAAGATTCTTTTATTCCTCTTTTATCTTCAGGTATACTTTTTTCTTTTTTAATTTTGTTTACAATTCTACTAATTAAATTATGTGCTTCATCAATTATAACTACAGAATTGTCAAAAATATTTTTGGTAAATCCTGAAGTCATTTCAGATAAACGCTGACTTCGTAATCCATTATAATTTATAAATAAATATTTTTGGTTTATCATTTCATTTAATTGTAAATCTAATGATTTTCTCTCTGTATCTGATAGTGATTTATAATTTGTTTTTTTTTTAATATTAACAAACCATGCACCTTTTTGTCTACGAATATATTCTAAAGGTAAATTTAATATTGCAGACATAGGTTCGGCTACTTCAGGTTGTGTATCTGTAGAAATCCATTCCCAAAATTGATCTTTTTTATACAAAAGATCACCACATTCTTTAAGTTGTTTAATATAATTTGATCGTAAAGATGCAGGTAACATAATAATAATTTTTTTAGAACTTTTCATACCCTCAGCAATTGCAATTGAAGTACATGTTTTACCACTACCTAACCCATGATACAATAACAATCCACGATATGGAGTATATAAATTTAAATAATCTCTAACTATCTTTTGATGAGTTAATAGAGAGAAATTTTTATTTGTTTTACCAATATCTTTACAGCTAATAGATTCTTTATTTTCTTGTAGTTCTAAACGATATGGCTCAAATACTGAATTAATAAAATTAACAAATTTCTCTCTATTATTCATATAATAACTTGAAACTTTAATAATAATAGGTTCACTTCTTTTTGGAAGGCGCTTAGTTAAATCTGTATCACCAATAACAGCAACCGTTTCTGCGCCTAACACTGCAACACCTTTTTCTTTTTTAGGCTTATCTTTTTTAGGTTTTTCAACTTGTTGTTCAGCTTCTTTAACAGGTTCTGTTTCTTTAATTGGTTCTATTTCTTTAATTGGTTCAACTATTGTTACTTTTGGAAGATTAACTGCTTCTTCATCGCCTTGAATAATTAATTTTACCATTTGTTTGGGTTTTTTAATTCTTTTCTTTGGTTCAATCAAAATAGGCACAGGTTCATTATAAATTATCGGCTGTATTTGTGTATCAGGTTTCATTGTTACTTTAGTAAGTTTATTTTTTACTAATTTATCCATTAAAGTTGCACGATCAAACCCTTTATATGTTTCATCTACAATTAGTGGTGCAGTTTGTTTAATTACTTTTGTACTAGGTTCTAATTCTTCAAACTCTTCTTTTTCTTCTTCTCCTTCATCAAATTCTTCTTCTTCGCCTTCTTCTTTTGGTTCTTGTATTTGTATTTTATTTTTTTGTGTAGTTTTTTGTTTTATTTTTTTTTCGCCTTTAATAACAACTTCTACAGGTATTCTTTCCTTAACTGTTGGTTTAATCATTAGTTTTAATTTTAATGCTTCTAAAGGATTTTTACTCATTATTGCTTATATAATTTCAATATATAAATTTTATATTTTAATTTTATATTTAGATTTTATATTTCGTTTGTATCATTGGTTGTCTCGTTATTTGCATTAATATAAGTTAACGCTTCATTACATGCTATTTGTTCAGCTTTTCTTTTAATTTTATGTTGTCCTTCACCCATAAACAAAAATATTTTTCCATTTTCAGAAACATAATCTTGAATAGTTTTAAATGATTTAAAATAAGAAATATGTACAGAATCATTATGAGATAAATTATATATATGTTGACCTAAACATAAATAAACACCCATCTTATATCCCAAATCAGGATCATGTTCAATTTCTAAATAATGAGGAGTTACTTTGAATTCTTTTTGAATTTTAACCTGTAATATATTTTTATAATTATCATCATTTTGTAATAAAGCAACCCAATCAATATGTTTTTCAAGTATATTTTCTATAAATTTTTGTGCCATTTGAAATCCTGGACCAGTAACAAACATGTTATTAAACCACCCGTCTTCGTCATTTACTTTAATTTTATTAAAATCTAAAAAAAGTGCACCAATAAAAGCTTCAAATAAACAACCTAATTTTTTTAAATTAGTTCGTATTTTTTTTTCTTCAGCATGTTTAGATAAAATTAACCATTTATGTAAACCCATTTCATATGCAATTTTTCCAATAGATTCATTTTTTACAATTGCTATTTTTTTTTCAGTCATAAATCCTTCATTTTCTTTTGGAAATCGTCTATATAAATAATATTTGACTATTGCCTCTAAAATACCATCTCCTAAAAATTCAAGTCGTTCATTTGATTTACTACTTAAAGGTAAACAATCTGCAGGTTTTTCAACAATTGTTATATTTTGTTGTATATTTTCAAAGTTGGGTCTTTTAGTATATGATCTATGTACAAAAGCTCTTTCGTATAAATTAATATTATAAACAATCGGCGGAATATTATAAAGTGAAAGAATATGTTGTATATCTTGTTTAGAAACTTTAATATTTAATGGATTAAATGGATTAAATATTAAACCTTCATCAGACTTAATAATGTCGTCATCATTAATTATTTTAGAAATTAAATCTGTCATTAGTTATGTATTTATAATATTATAAATATAACTTTATATCACTTTAAACATGTATATATTTATATTTTATTTAGCAAATTTTAGCGTTTAATTTTTTCTACAAAATAATATAATTACAAAGTATATAATGACAAATTTTGTACCAAAAATAAAAGTATTTTATAAATATTCTTTACTCAACAAAGTAATAACTAATAAAGATAATATACTTTCGATAATTTATACAGGTCCATTATTTAGTGATAACAAATTCACTAATCAAATAGCTACAGTTGTAATAGAACAAATACAAAATACTATTACTAGTCATACTACTACTATATATACATGTTGGTTACCAAATGGTACTATTAGAATAACCGCATTTCAACGACAAACTATATTAGGTAAAGGAATTACAGGTACTACTGAAATTTGTCCTGTTAATTGTGGATCTAAAAGATATTTATATTGGAATAGTTCTAAATATTCTGCTAAATTAAAATTCGTTAATGATGATGATAGAACAATAACTATATTCAAAACATGTTTATAAAAAATAAAATATTGTAAGTATACTTTGTAGACTTATAAATATTATTATAAAAAATAAAAAATTATATTTAGGATAAAAATAAAATATTTGAGTATAATATAAAATGGTATATATGAGTGGTAGTAAATCAGCACGCAATCAAGCGTCAATTGTGAATAGAACAAATGTATGTGGTGGAGTTAAAAAAGCAGGACTTGCACCATCGATTGGATGGTTTATGTCATCTAATCCTACATTAAGACGTGCGCCTCAAACAATTCCTAAAGTGTGTGTTCCTAATCGTACAGTTCAAACACAAAAAACAGGATATCGTGCAACTATTGGTGGAAATATGGGTTAAGTTATATAAAAAACAATTTAATAACATGTATCATATTATAATAAAAAATAATATGATAATTCAAATAGATTATAGAGAACAAGAATTATATTCACATATTGAAAGACTTATTGGATTAATACCTTCATTTAAAGATATTAAAATAGAAACAAAAAATTTAGAAATTGGTGATATTATTATTTTTGATTCAATTAAACAAGAGGTAAATATAATAATAGAGAGAAAGTCAATAAATGATTTATTATCTAGTATTAAAGATGGAAGATATGAAGAACAATCTTATAGATTAAATGGATTAAATATTCATAATCATAATGTAATATATTTGATTGAAGGTGATGTAAATAAAATGACATTTTTTAAACACAACAAAACAGACAAAATGACAGTATATTCAGCTATTTTTTCTTTAAATTACTATAAGGGGTTTTCAGTAATTAGAACTTTTACAATAGAAGAAACTGCTATATTTATTTGCACATGTTTTAATAAAATAAACAAACCAAATAATAGAACTGCATTTTACAATAATAATTTAGAAGAAAAAGATAAAAGTAATAATGCAGAAATAAATGCAAATATAGTACAAAGTTTAGAAAACCTGGATTCAGAAATTGATTTAGAAGATAAAAAAGAACAGTCGGATAAAGATTATATAAGTGTAATTAAAAAAGTAAAGAAAGAAAATATTACTCCTGATAATATTGGAGAGATAATGTTATGTCAAATACCAGGAGTAAGTAGTATTACAGCTATTGCTATAATGAATAAATTTCAAACCTTACCCATATTGATTAAAGAAATAGAACAAAATAATGATTGTTTGAAAGATATTAGTTATACAAATAGTAAATCTCAAATAAGAAAAATTAGTAAAACATCTATTACAAATATTATAAAGTTTTTAATTAAAAAATAAAATTATAATAATTTATATATAATGAATAAAGAAATTATTAGTTTTTTAATATTTATAATATTAGGATATATAACATTTACAATATTTAGAAATTTAAATTTAAATTTTAAAGAAGGTATGACAACGGATTCATCAGGAAATTCAACTACTAATGGAATAGCAGGTAATGCTGCAACTTACGCTGCAAATATTAAAGCTAGTTCTATACAAATTCAAGATATGCTTTTAGTAAGTAAATATAGAACTGATTATGAAAATGCAATATTAAATTTAGAAGATTTAATAAATAATATGATGTTAAAAACTGTATTAAATATTGATAAATCATCGCCTCAACAAGGATTAGCACAACTTGTTAATTTAAGTCAATCAAAATCAGCATTAAATGAAGTTATGAAATTTGTTGATCAAAGTAGTTAATATTTTATATAAATTATTATATTTTTATATAAATTATGATATTTTTATATAAATTATGATATTTTTATATAAATTATGATATTTTTATATTTTTATATAAATTATGATATTTTTATATTTTTATATAAATTATGATATTTTATATAATTTATGTATTATGGTATATATATTGAAACCTCATCATCTTTATAATATCCTTTATCAACTAATGTTTGTGTATAAGTAGCCCCACCCCAATTATCATCCATTGGATTTGGGCTAACAGGTAATGCATTTGCTTTCATATTCATTGCATCTAGTGGTGTAGTGGTTCCGACATAATAAGATGACTCATCATATGCAGGATAAGAATTTGTATTATACGGAGGATCATTACGAGTCGCATCTACAAGTAAAGTTGGATTAGGATTAAGTAATTCTTTTGAAGTTGAAATTTCAGGTATCATATTTCCTGAAGAACTTGGAATACTTATACTTGGTGGTAATCCTCCTTGTGGTTCTGACACGCTAGGTCTTACTTTATAAACTGGTTGCCCCTGTGCATCATAACTTTGTTGTAAATATAATACCGGGCATCGAATACCTTGACTTCTTTGCCAATCTAAAAACTCTGTATAATCTTCTAAATTATCAAATTCAATTGGATTAACACCTGGTACTTTTGCTATTTTAGAATTATATAAATAAAATTTAGAATCCTTTTGAATTAATAAATTTGGACATCTGTATTGCGTATTATTTGTTAAACCTTCTACATATTTAGAATCACTACATTTTATGTAAAAATATAGTCCTATAAAAAATACTATTATAAATAAAAATGTTAATGTTGACATATATACTTATAAGGACATTTTATTTTATCTTTATTTATATATAATGAAAATTATACCTATTCCTATTAATAAAGATGATGATGCTAATTATTATGATGATAATTTATCACTTTTAAAACAACATATGAATATGGGTACTCCTGTATTTATGTTAGTATACATGAAAGAATGTGGTGCATGTGAACATGTGCGTCCAATATGGCAAAATTTACCAAATCAAAATTTTAATAATATATTACCAAACAAAAATAAAGATATTGTTATAGCAGATATTGTTTATGAATTATTAACTGATGATATATTAAAACCTACACCAAATAGTTATCCTACAATAAAATATATAAATAACAATAAAATAAAAGATTATGATAATTATACAACTACATCTACAACTGATTCGAGAACATTAGAATCATTTATGGAATGGATTGGTCATGAACTTAAACATGCAAAACACAGTAAATTTAATGGTGGTAAAAGAAAAAAATCAAGAAAATCAAGAAAAACAAAAAAAATAAATAAAACAAAAAAATCTAAATATTCAAGAAAATCAAAAAGAACTAGAAAATAAATAAATAAAAAATTGAATATAAAAATTAAACCATACACATTATTAATATACTGAAAATGACAACTCCAAAATTAAAAGTAACAAAAAATAGAAAACCTAAATCATTAATTATATCTGAAAATTATAATTTAACTACTAATTTAGAAAAACATATTAGTGAAGAACAAATAAATGTACAACCAATAAATGTAAACCCAATAAATGTACAACCAATAAATGTAAACCCAATAAATGTACAACCAATAAATGTACAACCAATAAATGTAGAACAAATAAAAAAAGAAATAGAATTTGAAAATATTAAAATAATTAATAATGATTGCTTATTAGAATTACAAAAATTACCTGATAATAGCATAGATTGTGTTATAACTGATCCGCCTTATTTTATAGATAAATTAGATAATAATTGGTCTTCATCTAATATTGATAATGACATAAAAAATAGTCATATTACACATTTACCAAAAGGTATGAAATTTGATAAATCTCAGGTAACTAAATTATATGAGTTTTATTTAGAATTATCTAAAATTTTATTCAATAAAATGAAACCAGGTGCGTATTTTCTATCATTTTCGTCACCTAGATTATATCATGCTATTGCAATGAGTTGTGAAATTGCAGGATTTGAAATACGAGATATGATAAATTGGACATATACACAAAGTATGCCAAAAGGTATGTCTATAACACATGTAATACAAAAAATGAATATTAGTGAAGAAGAAAAACAAAAATTAATAGAAGAATATAAAGATTTTAAAACGCCACAAATTAAATCGTGTTTTGAACCAATTTGTGTTGCTATGAAACCAATTGGAAAATTAACATTTATTCAAAATGAACTAAATTTCAAAACAGGTTTAATAGATTTCTCTCAAAAGGTTGGTATTAATAATGATAAAGTACCAGCAAATATAATTACAACAGAAGAAATTAATGAAATATATGATAAAAACTTTTTAATAAGTAAACCTACAAAATTAGAAAAAGGTGAAAATAATACCCATATAACTGTAAAACCAGTTACATTAATTGAACATTTATTAAAATTATTTAGTAAAAAAAATGCATTAGTAGTTGATCCATTTTTAGGCAGTGGTACAACTGCAATTGCGTGTAAAAACACAGATAGGAAATGTATTGGAATTGAAATAAATGAAGAATATTATAATATTTGTTTAAAAAGGTGTAATTTATAGATTTAATGTATTTAAATATTCTTTAAATTCGTGTAACTGTTTAGTTGTATATGGACAATTTCCTGATTTGTGTTGTTGAATTAATGTAGATGGTGTAGGAATTTTAGTTAATGTATCAATAAATATATATTTATCACGATATTTTGCTTGTATTGGTGGTTGAAGAACAAGATTATTTTCAGTATTATCATCTGATTCAGGATTTTTATGTCCTAATTGCCACTCATCTGCAGGTATATCAATATAATCATTTTTTATTGTGGATTTTATTTTATCAATTTCCAAATACTTTTCTTCATCTGTGCCATTAAATTTAAAATTTTTTCTCATTTTGTGTTTATTAGATAAACTATATGGATATACTATATAGTTTTTTCCTCTTTCATTACTTGTTTTAATACCCCATTGTTCATGTTTATTAAATAATTGTATACTATCTTTTGTTTCAATATTAAACTTTTTTACAAATTTATCACAACTCTCTCTATCCCAATAATAAAATTTATTATTTAACATAGCAGATAGTGCTTTGCCATTTTTAGTTTCGATTGCTGGAGGATGTAGATTGTTTACTTTACAATAATCTATAAATTCATCAGGATAATCTTTAATTTCTGTAATTAATTCTACATTTATTTTTTGATATTGAATTACTAAATTATGTTTTATTTTTGAAAGCATATTTTTATTACTTTTCATTTATATTAAATTAAAATTATTAATAATAAATATATTAATTTATTTTTTTATTTATTCAATTTTATTATAAAAAATAATATTTCAAATACTACATTTTTATTTATTTTTATTTCTTTAATTATGTTATGAAGTCAATAAAACGAATACACAAAAAAATATCAAATAATTCAAAAACAAAAAAAATTTTATATAATCCTAATGATCCAAAAAAATCATTTGATGTATACATAGATAAAAATCCGAAAGATACAATTCATATTACACCTTTTCTCATTTAAAATGGGCGTTTTAAATGAGAAAAGGTGTAAATATACAACAGTAGAGGATGTTAAAAATACTATTGATAAACTTGAAAAATTGTATAAACATAAAAAATATACTCATAAACGCATATGGCAAGTAGGAATGATTATGAAAGTACGATTAGAAGTATTGAAAAATACAAAACCAAAACAATATAATATAGCAACCAAATATTTTAAATTTTTAGGAAATAGAACAAAATTAGATAAAAAAGATCGTTATAATGCTATATTCAAATATTAGATACATAATATAATATTTGAAATATTAATTTTTATAATAAAATTGAATAAATAAACTAAATAAACATAAATTACATATTATTATAACATGGAGCATATTTTTAGAATATTTGATTTTAATGTATACAATAGCGTATCAGATGAAGAGTCATCATCTTTTATGATTCAAATGTTTGGCGTTAATGAAATTGGAAAAACATGTTCAATTATGATTGATGATTTTAAACCATTCTTTTATGTTATGGTTGATGAAAATTGGACAATTGGAATAAAAGAACAATTTCTTAGTCACATTAAAGATAAAATTGGCGATTATTATAAAAATTCAATAACTGATTGCATTATTGTAAAGCGTAAAAAATTATATGGATTTGATGGAGGTAAAGAACATAAATTTATTAAATTTGAATTTACAACTATGGCTGCATTTAATAAAGTAAAAAATATATGGTATACAGAATATGGAAAAAATGAATATGGAATAGAATGTCAAGATAAAAGTAGAAAATTATTAAAAAATGGTTATAAATATAACAATACTTACACAAAATTATATGAAGCAAATATACCTCCATTATTACGATTCTTTCACATTAGAGATATAAGTCCATCAGGATGGATTGCACTTCCTAAGAAAAAAACATATGAAGTTCATGAATCGTCTAAAAAAACGACATGTGATTTTGAATTTATAACAGGTTATAAAAATGTAATAGCTTTAAATGATATGGAAAAAAGAGTTCCATATAAAATATGTAGTTTTGATATAGAAGCTAGTAGTAGTCATGGCGACTTTCCTGTGCCTAAAAAAAGTTATAAAAAATTAGCTACAAATATTATAGAATATTTTGAAAATTTAAATATGAGTATCACAAAAGAACTCTGTAAAAATATTTTAAACAGGATTATATTATCTGCATTTGGTTATGAAAACATGGATCAAATTGATATAGTTTATCCAAAAAAAATGGTAACACAAGAAGAAGTACATATATTATATGAAAAATGGATTAATTTAGAAGTAAGATATTTTGAAAAAAATAATAATATAGAAGATATATGCACAATAGAGCATCTATTTGAAAAAATGACAATGGAAGATGAAGATGAACACAATGAATATAAACATAATATTAAACCATATATAAATAAAAATGCAACAATTATTGATATATTATGTGACAGTAAATTTGAGAGAGAAGGTAAGTTAAAAGAATTAAATGATACATTATGTAAAATATTTCCATCATTAGAAGGTGATAAAGTAACTTTTATTGGTTCAACATTCATGAATTATGGAGAAAAAGAACCATGTATGAATCATTGTATTGTATTAAATTCTTGCAGTAAATTACCTCTAGAAAATAGTATCGTAGAAACATATTCTTCAGAAAAGGCTGTGTTATTGGCTTGGCAAAAATTAATTCAGAGAGAAAATCCTGATATAATTATTGGATATAATATATTTGGGTTTGATTATGAGTTTATGTTTCGTCGTGCTGAAGAAAATAATTGTATAGAAGAGTTCATGAAATTATCGAGAAATATAGATGAAATTTGTGCAACAAAAGATAAAGATACTGGAAGATATAAAATAGAAGAAAGTAGTATCCAAATTGCAAGTGGACAACATGATTTAAGATTTATAAAAATGAATGGTAGACTTCAAGTAGATTTATATAACTTTTATAGGCGTGAATCTAATTTAACTAGTTATAAGTTAGATTATGTTGTAGGTCATTTTATCGGAGATTTTGTTAAAAAAATAGAATATGATACAAGTAAAGGAGAGACAGAAATTATTACTTCTAATATGACAGGATTATTAGTTGGAAGTTTTATTCATATTGAAGAAATAAGTCATTCGGTTGATTATTATGCAGATGGATCAAAATATTTAGTTACTTATGTAAATAAAAGCGAAAATAAATTTAAAATCTCAGAAATAATTTATCCTGATCTAAATAAAAAAGTAAGATGGTGTTTAGCAAAAGATGATGTAACACCTAAAGATATTTTTAGAATGACAAATGGAACAGCAGATGATAGATCTGTAATTGCTAAATATTGTATTCAAGATTGTAACCTAGTTCATTATTTATTTAATAAATCAGATATTTTAACAGGATATATTGAAATGGCAAAAATTTGTAGTGTTCCTATAAATTTCTTAGTTATGAGAGGTCAAGGTATAAAATTAACAAGTTATATAGCCAAAAAATGTCGTGAAAAACGAACATTAATGCCAGTAATAGAAAAAGGTGAATTAGATGAAGGTTATGAAGGTGCTATTGTATTAGAACCAAAATGTAATTTATATTTAGATAATCCTGTTGCATGTGTAGATTATGCATCTTTATATCCGAGTTCAATGATAAGTGAAAATTTATCTCATGATAGTAAAGTTTGGACACGAGAATATAATTTAGATGGTAATTTAATAGAAGAGTTTGGAGAGAAAGATATTAATGGAAACTTTATTTATGATAATTTGGTTAATCATGAATATGTAAATGTAACATATGATACATATAAATATGTACGAAAAACACCTTCTTCTGCAGCAGAAAAAGTAAAGTCGGGTTATAAAATTTGTAGATTTGTACAACCATCAGATAATGGTGCAAGTAAGGCAATTATGCCTTCAATTTTAGAAGAATTATTAATAGCAAGAAAAACAACTAGAAAACTTATTCCAGAACAAAAAGATGAATTTATGAAACAAGTTTTAGAACAAAGACAACTTGGTTATAAATTAACCGCGAACTCTCTTTATGGACAATGTGGTGCTAAAACAAGTACCTTTTATGAAAAAGATATTGCTGCATGTACAACTGCAACTGGTAGAATGTTATTAACTTATGCTAAACAAATAATTGAAACTTGCTATGGAAATAAATTGTGTCAAACCAAAAAATATGGACCTGTTTTGACAAAAGCTGAATATATATACGGCGACACTGATTCAGTATTCTTCACATTTAATTTACAAAGACCCGATGGAACACCAATTAGAGGAAAAGAAGCATTAGATATTACTATTGAAATTGCTCAAGAAGCAGGTCATTTAGCATCTAGTTTTCTAAAAAAGCCACATGATTTAGAATATGAAAAAACATTTATGCCATTTTGTTTATTATCTAAAAAAAGATATGTTGGTATGCTTTATGAAACCGATCCTAATAAATGTAAAAGAAAAGAAATGGGTATAGTGTTAAAACGGAGAGATAATGCCCCAATAGTAAAAGATATATATGGTGGAATTATAGATATTTTAATGAAAGAACAAAATATACAAAAAGCAATTGATTTTTTGAAATCATGTTTACAAAATATAGTAGATGAAAAATATCCGATGGAAAAATTAATTATAACAAAATCTTTGCGTTCAGGTTATAAAAATCCCCAATCAATAGCTCATAAAGTACTTGCAGATAGAATTACTGCAAGAGATCCAGGTAATAAACCCGTATCAGGTGATAGAATACCATTTGTATATATTAATACATTGAATAAAAAAGCATTACAGGGTGAAAAAATTGAAACGCCTACATTCATTTTAGAAAACAAATTAAAAATTGATTATTCATTTTACATTACAAATCAAATTATGAAACCAGTGCAACAACTGTTTGCATTAGTATTAGAAAAAATATGGGAACAAAATTGTAAAATACCCAAAATATCGAAGTTTAAAAAAGAAGTTGAGTTATTGCGTAAAACAGTTGAACCTGATAAATTTGAAGATAAACTTGAACAAATGAAAAATAAAGAAGTAAAAATATTATTATTTGATGAATATTTAAGAGTAACTAATAATGAAAAACAAGGAAATCAAAGTTTAACAAAATTCTTTTTAAAAAAATAATATTTATAAAATATATATGAAAACAAAATTAAATAGGAAAAGTAGATCAAAAAAATATAATAAAACATACAAACATAAAAAAGGTGGCGGATGGTTTTCACCTAAAGTTATGCCTCAACAATGTGATCCCAATAAATTAAGCGAATTAACAACTTCTGATGAAATGCATGGACAATATCAAACATGTTGTCCTAAAACTTTTTTGGGTTCAAAAAATTCCTCACCATATTGTAAACAATTAGACTTAAATTTTAAATCCGCATCTTTAAACGAAAATAATGCAAAAGAATTTAGTAATGATATTGATGAATCTGAAATAAATAATGTACCAAATACTGCACAAATTTCAAAACTACAAAATGATATAGCCAATCCAAAACCTTGGTATAAATTTTGGGGAGGAAAAACTAAAAGAAAGCATTTGAAAAAAAATAAAAAATCAAAAAGAAGACATTACAAAAAATAAATAATTATTTAATTTAATATATAAATAATTATTTTTTTATAAAGTTATTAAACAATTGTAAAATATTTAAGCATTTAATGATCTACTAAGAGGAGATGCAGGATTAAGTGGTAACATTTTACCTGTTCCTCCACGATGATGTTTTTTACAACCTTTATGACATTTATGTTTTCCACCAGACATACCAGCAGCAATTTGCACATCTAAAGAATTTCCGCTATAATTTTCCATACCACTTACTTCTGAAGGACTTAATGGACCTCCATAAGGTGCACCTCCTTTCATTTTACGCGATTTACCACGGCCTAATTTAACTGCACCAAAATGACCTTTTTTTGTTCCAAATCCATGTTTAATAAGTCTTTTTTCTTTTTTAGCAGTTAAATGCTTTTTCTTAGAAACAATTCTACCTGATTTATTTTTCATTAAATGACTTTTTGTAAGTCCTCCACTAGTTTTATGTGCAGTTCCGTGATATACTTGTGCACGAGATCCAACATTAATTTCAAAACCATGTTTGCTCATTTATAGAATAAATAGAGAAAATAAAATTTATTTATTGAATATGTTTTCCTAAATAAATAGTTTATTATTTTTTAAAGGTTTTTCATTAATTTTATTACACAAAAAATTAACCATTTTTGTAATATTATGAATATTTGATTCTAAATTTATCATCCTTGTTTCAATATCGGTTGTATTTCTATTTTCATACCCTCTTGCAAATTCACGATTAGTAATAAATCCTTCTTGTTCAAGTTTAAATAATATAGAATTTACACTTCTTTTGTGTTTATCTGCAATATCATGAATATCTAACTCCAATAACTCATATTCTCTCTGAAGATTTAATGTTTCATTTATTGTCCACTTATTATAATGCCGAGTTGTCATAATAAATATAGTATAAATATATCTTTATATAGTTTCTAAACTAATTAATTTTGTACATATAAAAGTTCCTAATACAATCCACATGTTATTAATTGTATTTGCACCTGTCTGAATAACCCATCTTAATGCTTGACATTGTGGTGATAAAGTTAAAAATGGAGATGTTATAAACCCCATAATAGATATGTGTGTACATAATTCTGAATATAAATTAGATGCAATAAAATGTAAACATATCCATAATAAGTAAATAAATGCTAATTTAATTATATTATTAATATATTTGTTATCAAACATGATGTAATAATTATATGTAAAAATACACATATATCTTTATATCATTAATATATAACATTTTCGACTATCTATATCTAAATAACATAGATGTAAGTGTATTAGTTACATCATATAAATTATTAGAAGGATCAATTATTAAATTTATTAAATCTTGATCAATACTATTGTTAAAATTATTAGTGTTAATATTTACATTTGAATTAGTACTAGTATTTGTATTACTACTAGTATTTATATTTGTATTTATATTTGTATTGGTATTAGTATCAATATTTGTATTATAATTTCTAATATCATAACGACAACTTGGACATAAACTATTTCTTGTAAACCATGTATTTAATCCTGCACGATTAAAAATATGCCCACAATGTCTTATCCTTGTAACTTGTGAATTGTCATTAAAATTTTCGAGAGAAATTGGACATGAAGTATTTAATGGAGATATAATATCACCATATGTTACATTTTGTGTAGCTTGTTCTATTTGCAATTGTGTAGGGATTGTATTTAATGATGTATCTACAGGATCAAATAATCTTTGAAATAAAAAATAAAGCCTAGTATGATTTAATGATGCACTATTTTGTCTTTGTGTAGTATTTGGATTTCTTATGTTTGGTGTAGAATAAATTACATCAATAATAGTATCACGAATAATATTATTTGATTCTTGTAATCTATTAATTTGTCTAATATTATCATCATAAATTATGCAAATATGATTAATAAGTTCAAGTTGTTCTCTTGTAATATTATTATTATCCATATAATATATATAAATTAAATATGTTTAAATGAATATCAATATAATTAATATACAAAATATATGGAAACTAAAAATAACGGATTAAGTGGATTAGTAAATTTAGGTAATACATGTTTTATAAATTCATGTATGCAAATATTATCACATACATATGAATTAAATAATATTTTAAATGACGATAAAATTGTAAATAAATTAAATAAAATACCTGAATCAATATTATTATTAGAATGGAATAATTTAAGAAAAATGTTATGGAATACTAACTGTGTTATATCTCCAGGCAAATTTTTAAATATTATTCATAAAATAGCAAAAATAAAAAATATTGAAATATTTACAGGATATTCACAAAACGATTTACCTGAATTTTTATTATTTGTAATAGATTGTTTTCATATGGCATTTTTGCGTGAAATTAATATGACAATAACAGGAAATTGTGAAAATAAAACAGATGAAATAGCAATTAAATGTTTTGAAATGATAAAACAAAGATACTCTAAAGAATATTCTGAAATATGGAATATTTTTTATGCAGTACATATATCAAAAATAATATCAATAGATACTGATGAAACATATACAATAACTCCTGAGCCTTATTTTATGATAGATCTCCCTATTCCATCAAATAATAAACTTCCGTCTTTAATTAATTGTTTTGATTTATATGTTGAAGGTGAAATACTTGAAAATGAATGTGCATGGTTTAATGAAGTGACATCTCAAAAAGAAAATGTAAAAAAACAAATTCAATTTTGGTCTTTTCCAAGTATATTGGTAATTAGTTTTAAAAGATTTAATTCACAAAATAAAAAAAATCAAATATTAATTTCATTTCCATTAGAAAATTTAAATTTATCAAAATATGTAATTGGTTATAAAAAACACAGTTATATTTATGATCTATACGGTGTATGTAATCATATTGGTAATGTATTAGGCGGACATTATACATCATATATAAAAAATGAAAACAATAAATGGTATCATTTTAATGATACAGATGTAACTGAAATATCAGAAAGTTTAATAAATACTGACAAAGCATATTGTTTATTTTATAGAAAAAGACCTGTTGAAAAATAAAAACAAAATATATATATAATGGAAGTAAACACAACATCAACGATTGATCCAATGAGTATGTATAACAATTTAAATAATTTTATTTTAAACCCAACAGTATTTATTATAATATTTATAATAATAATAGCATATATTATATTATTTTATTCTTTAGGTAATAGTGAAGATAATAATATTGTATTGTCTGAAGATAATATAAGTTTTGGTCAAAATATAATGACTACAATAATAATAATTGTTTTAATTATATTAATTTTAGTTAATGCTTTTCAATATTTTTTTAATGTAAATGTAACAGCATATATTAAGGGATTTTTCACACCTAATGCAGAAGTAGACATAGTAGTAGATCAAAGCACTTACAATCCTACACCTGTTCCCGAAATTAAATTTAGAAAACAAGTATTTAATATACCTGGTAACTATTATAATTATGAAAATGCAAATGCTATTTGTCAAGCATATGGTGCAAATTTAGCAACATATAAACAAGTTGAAGATGCATACAATAGTGGTGCAGAATGGTGCAATTACGGTTGGTCTGCGGATCAAATGGCATTATTTCCTACGCAGCAAAAAACATACAATAATTTACAAAAAATAAAAGGGCATGAACATGATTGTGGAAGACCAGGAATAAATGGAGGATATATGGCAAACCCACAATTAAATTTTGGAGTCAATTGTTACGGAAATAAACCAAAAATAACAAGTGATGAAGAAGAATTAATGAAAATAGAATCTCCATATCCTAAAACAGAAAAAGATATTGCATTTCAAAAGCGTGTTGATTATTGGAAAAATAATATAAGTGAATTATTAGTTTCACCATTTAATTATAATACATGGGGAGAATTATAATTTATTATATTTTTGATGTATTATTTCTAAATATATGTAAGTTAAATTATAAACAATAACAATTATTAATATATTTTTTAATACAAATGTATTTTCTAATATTTTATTTATTATAAATTTATAATTGAGACATATCATATTTATAATATTTTGTTTTATATACATATTTTGTCTACAAATTGGACACTGATTTGTATTACTTATATTATGCCAATTTTGTAAACAATTTTCATGAACCCATAAAATACAATTGCAATTTTTTATGAATTTATTTTGATTATTTAGATCAATTGTAATATTATCATTTTTTAAATAATCAAAACATATAATACAATCATGTTCAATATTAGTTTCATCATCAGGATAATGTTCAAAAGTTCTAAAAATTATCATGTTTCCTTATTCTTTTAGTATGTTTTTTATTTTTATTTTTAACCTGTTTTTTTGTATATTTACTTTTATTTTCATTTTTAACTTTTGTATCTTTATGTGTAACTAACTTTAATAATTCACCATATAAACTATCATCTATAACATCGTCATCTAAATTTAAATGATTAGATGAAGATATTTCAGATACTTTATGCTTATCAGTATATAACCATGCAGGTACAACTAAATTATTAAATATATCTGATACTTTATTACCTCCATCTTGTTTATTTATATTTGTGTTTAGTGTTCTGATGTGTGAATTGGGATTATTAATCATAATTTTATTTAAACTAAATCCTCCACTATGAATACCACCATCATAATTAAAAATTAAATCATTTTCATCCATATAAAATAATTATATAAAAATTAAGTATCTAATATACGCTTTATTTCTGTAACATTTTTATAGGTCCTTCTTATTTTTAATTGCTCAACAATTAACTTGACTTGTAAATCATTTTTTATAATTTCTCCTAAACTTTTTTCTAAATACTTAAAAGTTAATGGTTCATATACTTTAGTATTTACAAATTTTAATTTATTATTATTATTATTATTATTAATTGAATATTTTATTAAATTATCATTTAATGAATTACGCTTTTCTCGTAATTCTTTTATTTGTTCATTTAATGCTTTTAATTTGTTGTCAATTATTATCCATTGTTGTGTATATTGTTCTGCAGTATTCATTGATAATTATAATATATATTTAATATATGAAAAAACAACAAATTAATATAAATGTTGCACTATTTACTAATGCAAGAAATGAAAAACATATTAAAGAATGGGCCGCACATCATTTATTAATAGGATTTGAATTAATTGTTATATTTGATCATAAATCTATAAAACCATTAAATAAAGAATTTAAAAATTTTGATAAAAGAGTAAAAATAATAAATGCTTCTAATTTTAAAAACGGAATTAAAATTCCACTTATGAATCTTGCATCATCAATAGCAAACACATATAACATAAAATGGATGATATATTTAGATTGTGATGAATTTTTAATATTAAATAATAAATATATAGGCGTTAAAGATTTTTTAAATAATTACAATTATGCGCATTCAATTGGAATAAATTGGTTAATGTTTGGATCAAATAATTTAATAAAAGATCCTAATGGTCTTATATTAGATAATTATACAAAATCTGATTTACTTTTAAATATGCATGTAAAATCATTTGTAAGACCATCCGAAATAATAAATGCAACAAACCCACATTTTTATAATATAAAAAATACTTTAAAAATGTATGGAACAAATAATAAAATTTTATTAGGAAATAAAGCATTTAATGAAAATCCAATACCATATTATGACGCTCCTGCATATATTGCACACTATTGTATACAATCAGAAGAAACTTATATTAATAGAAAAGTAATAATTCCTGCAGATGATACTGGAAATAAAAGAGTATTTAATATAAACAATATTAAAAGTATACATACACAGCACAATAATAATGATAATTTACAACCTAAAACAAAATATTCAGAAAATATAAAAAAATTTCTCCTTAAATATAACGTCTCTTTTTAGTAAATCGACTATTTTTATTTTTATATCTATTAGTCATTTGTTTTTTTTTATATAAATTTTGTAGTCCTAAAAGACTAAATGGAACAATTGCTTGATTTAATACTTGTCCCCATAACCCACCTTTTTTAGATTTTTTACTTTTATTATGTTTTCTTTTTCTAGATCCTGCAATTTGACCTTGAAGACCTCTAATTGCATTAGATGAATTAGAATTATTACTACCAGGAGTTATATCAAATACATTAGAATATTGTACTTGTTCAGGTCCTACTGTCTGTAATGCATATGTAGCAGCACTACTGTACGATGAAGGATTTGCCGCGGCACCTCCGTGTTTTCTTTTTTTTCCTGCTTTATAATTTTTACCCATATTTATATATTTTGATGAGAATAAAATAAAGTTCCTAAATTTAAATTATATTTTTTTTACAAAACAATTGTTTCTTATTAATATAATTAATATAATTAATATTGCTATATTTGTTATAAAAATTAAACAAATACACCCAACTATAAAATATAAATACGGATTTACTTCGTGTAAAATAAAATTAATGACAGGTTTAATAAAGTCATTTTTAATATCTTCTCTCTTTAAAATATCTAAACATTGTTGTACAATTGTGTCTTTCATATATTTATTATAAATAAAAATATTATCTATGTTAACACATTTAAAGTTATCTATATATGCTGTAAATAATGGAAAATATTATTGAACCAAATGAATCATTTGATTTTTCAAAATTAACTTTAACTCATCCATCAGGTATTCAAGGAGGTGCATGTTTTACAAAAAT